CCAGAATGTCCATGAGCCGAGTCTGCATAACTGATGATTGCACAGGGTTGGGTTGATAATAGTTTGAGGGATTGTGAAATTAAAAAAGAAGCAGCATTTTTATGCCCCGAATCTACAACAAGTCGAGTTAGTTCGTAAAGTCTAAAATCACGATTTTTAAAAGCATATTTTTGAATTGGCGCGGATGGTTGCCCGAAACAACACACGCCAATCAACACCTCATCTTTATAAAGCCCAAAACCTTCCCAAAAAATCCCCAATCGTCTTGAATAATGTTTATTTGACACTACAGAATTGGCAGTTTTTTTGTCGATGCGCTTAACGATCATGATATTTTAATAAAAAATCTTCATCAATGATGGTATCATCATATACTTTTCGCAAAAATATACAATCACTTTTTTGCCGCAAGATGCTAATAAATTTGTTGCTGATTTTAGAATATGTTTTTGGTTTGGATCTGTGACCAGTATTGACTAAAGATTTGTGAGATTGTAAATTCCAATTAACATGACAACTATTTTTATATTGTATATTTAAATTAAAATATCGAGCAATTAGATGAAAATAAATTTCATCAGGCATATACAACTTATCTGTATCAAAGTATTTGCGCAGTTTGATTTCATTTTTACAAAAAATTTCTGCGTCTTCCCTATTGCATACAAACCATTGAGCTACAAATTTTACATGATTTATATCGAATGGATTTCTAGATGGATTTTTCACCATTACTTTAAATCTCGGAATAGACCATTTTTCCTCTCTTGGCGACCAACTAAAAGAAGTAACTGGATATCTTTCAAATATCAAATCGCATATTTGATTCATTTCATAGAGAGGAATATGGCTTTCACTGATTAAAACGAATTTTTTATTTGCAGGGTCTTTAAGAGCAAACATCAAAGAGCGTATCGTCGCAAGAATTAAAGAATATTTACCCCATTCAGTGTTGACTTTATAATCGTCAGGTATTGCAAATTTTTTAAAAAAATCGCTTTTTATTTCATTTTTATTATGAATATATAAATTATACCTATGAGACGAATCTTCAGAAAAAAAATTACGCATCAACTCCTCCTTGCGAAAGGAGGAGTCTGTCAATGCAATAAAAGCCACCTTACAGGACATTATTTAATTCGACATCAATCTCAATTTTTGAAAGACGATTGCATTCTTGAACTATTTCTTCTTTTCCCATTAGTTTTGATTTTGATCTCAAAAGAGAAACTTCTTTTGAAAAGATTTTGAAACAATCACTCTGTGGAATAAAAACTTTTTTTCGATGATCATAAATAAGCTCATCAAAAACTTCATAACGCCCTTCAATATCTATTTGATACTCGATAGGATCAATTGAAGTATTTCCCACTACATAACGAAAGATGTCGTTTGAGTCGGTGTTAATTTTCATTTATCGCGAAGATCGAGGACAATAGAAGAAGAGATATCATTTCCATCTTCTCCGATACGATGTTCAACAATATAGCCAGCTACACGCCTTGCGCAATCTTTAGCCCAAGAATAACCGCCATTAAGTTGCGAACTATAAGATTGTTGGTAATTACTCTTTGAATCGTAAACGCGATATTTGATTTCCTTCAGTTTCATTTATTATTTATTGTTTTGTTCTATTAATAAGAAGAGAATGAATAACATGTCGAGTTTCTTTATTTAAAACTCTTCCGTCATCACTAAAGACAGCATACTCCATAATACTATTGCTGTCAACATCTAAAATTTCAGACATTGCATTAATTTTTCTCATGATGCTTATTTCTTTATATTTTAAAATAGCCCAAAGAGCATCTAAAATTGCATCGCTACAATTTAAAATTGCGTATTCAAATGCTGGAATCATAAAATTAATATTTGATTTCAATACCCACTTTTCCGACATTAGTATTGTCAGTAATAAAACCTTCAATAATGAGAGTTGTGTTATTTGAAAAAATAGTTTTTGTAATTTCTATGATATGCTTTTTTTCGTCAATCATCAATTCGTGCATATTGTTTTCGAGATATTTTATTGAAGCATTAATTTCTTGCCCCAAAGAAAAATGAGACAAGCCTTCGCTGATGCCAATGATTTTTGTTTTCATATTCAGTATTTATTTAGTAATCAATGAAAATTTGATATTTTCAAGAATATCCGACATTTTAATCAAAGATAGCAAATCGGATCTGTCTTTACGTTGGTATCCTGTGTAAAGAGGCATTTTGATATTTGTATTAAGTTTTGTTACATCACACAATTTTTCACACAACCTAGCTAATAGTTTGCGATTGACCATAACAAAATCAAATTCCCTTTCAAATGCAATAAGATCTGCTGAACCATACAACCATCCTCTCATGCCGCGAACATTTTTGAATTCAATCCATAGCAAGTCGTCGTTGACTTTTTCGTCATTTCTTTTGATCTTTTTGCGCGACTTGACTTCGACCGAAAACTTCAATTTGTCGGAAGTCTCAACATAAAAATCAATATGCTTAAATTCATCCTGCTTAGAAGACTTTGTAATTTTCATTCCCGCTTTTTGCACAGACTTGACAAAATTTGATTCGGCGTTTTCGCCCAAAGCAAATGAAGATCCAGTAGTGTCGTATTTATTTTGATGAGCCATTATGTATTCCATAATACAGCAATTTCTTGTTTGTCAAGAATAATCTTCATTTTTGAGTCCTTTGCTTGAATAAATTTCAAAAATGTATTTAATTTGTATTTTCTTTTTATTTGAGCTTCAAAAGTTTGTATTTCTTGATTGACATTCTTGTAAAAATCTCTAAAATGCGAAAAGTTTTTCATAAACCCAAATGGATTGCCAAAAATAAATTCTACATTCACTTTATCTCCCTGTTTTGAAACCGCAATAAATATTTTTATTTGAGATTTTGAAATTCCTAAATACACTTCGCAGGTTTCAAATAAAAACTGCATATACTCTTTGATTTTCATTATGGTCATTTGTCTTGATGGCATATGGCAAAAATCATAAGGCTTGGAGCGGATGCAATAATCAATAAACATATTGGTTATTTCACTATCTGCTTTGTTTATTCGTTGAAAGTACATGGTCAATTAATTATAATATAGTGTAAAATAATTTATGGGACAAGGACAAGATAAAATAGCGCGAAGCTTTCTAGATTTGCAGCCTACAGCTATTATAGAGTTATTTTTACTGTATTTCAATACAGCAGATGATGAAAATGTTTTTATCGCCTTTCACGGCGGTTCTATTTTCTCTAAAAGTATCAAGTGGCAGGGTATTGATTACATTCCTATTCCAGTAGAATCAGAAGGGTTTGAGGTGAATGCTAACGGGCAAATGTCTCGACCAAAAATCCGCATTTCAAATAAAGATTATTTTGCAACAGATTTATTGCTTAATAATGATGATCTTCAATTTGCAAAAATTATTAGAAAAAGAACTTTTGTTAAATATTTGGACGATTCAAATTTTGACGGAGGAAATCCTTGGTTAGCTGCGGATGCAACAGCAGAAATAAGCAATGACACTTATGTTGTTGGCCAAAAAACAGCCGAAAATAAAAATTTCATCGAATTAGAATTAACTTCTCCATTAGATTTGGAGAATTTTGAAGTGAATAATCGTTTGATTCTTTCTAGATATTGTAGCTGGTATTATAGAGGCAATGGTTGTAATTATCAAGGCCCGCCAATTCAAACTGAAGATGGCCGAGATATTAAAATGAGCGGCAATGGATCTGATTGGTATAAAACAACTTCATGGAAAACTGGAGTTCAATTTAGCAGTGGTCAAGCCACATATATTGAAAATAAAAAAATAATAATTTCAGATCCTCAAGACTCTTCTAAAAAAGATTATTCTAAAATTTGGTACGTTTGTCAACAACCTCATACATCATCTAAAGAAATCAAGCCTGATTCAAATAGCACTTATTGGCTTAGAGATGGTTGCAATAAAAAATTAGATGGTTGCAAAAAAAGATTTCAATCATTTTCAAAAGCGGTATTTAATACTCAAGAAGTAGCTATTACAAATAGTTATATTGATTTTTCTCATAAATCTAATTTAAATGCTTATAACAACATAGCTCCATTATCTACAATCGCAGCTTCTACTCAATTAGATGATTATGAAGCTTTCAATGCGATTGATATGCAAACAGGATCTCCAGATTATGGTTTTTCTTGGGCATCTAATGAAACTAAACCTTGGATTAATTTAGAATGGGATAGCGCAAAAACAATTAATCGTATTGATATTTATGACAGACCCGATCTTTCTAATTATTTTAGTGGAGCTTATATTTCTTTTTATAATGGAGTCTCTTTAATAAAATCTGGAGTATTAACCAACATCCCAAATAATGGATCAAAAATTTCTTCTGGATTTTCGCCAATTGCAATCACATCATTAAAAATTAGCGGTAGTGGCAGCAGTGGCGCAAATGTCGGACTTGGAGAAATTTGCGTTTTTGAACCAACTGGATTAGGATTATATAATACAAATTTTAAATCAGATAAAGTTTATCAGTCTGATTATTGGCAATTATCTAGTTGGATTCAATTCCCAAACGGAACATCTAGGCCCGATCAATATACCAACGTCCTTCACAATGTAAAACAAAATTGTCAATACAGCGGAATCAATTTATATGTGCAAGGAAATGGTTCAGATCAAAGATTAGTTTTAGATTTTGCCACGAGAATTGCAAGTGGAAATCCAATCACATATATTACAAAAAATCAAAGCTTATCTATTCCTTGGCAAGCTGATACACTTCAACCATTTCATATTATTTGTTCTGGCGGCAATGCTACTGGTGCTAGCCCTTCATTATTTAAAGAAGGATTTATTGTTTTATCGGGAAATGGAAAATCTGATAATTTAAACATTCTTTCTAGAAAACCAGCAAAAAATCTATCAGGAGAGTTTTTCTTATTTAAAAATAATTCCTATGATTCTTCAACAGATAATTTAAAATTTGCAATTAATGATTGGCAGTTTTCAGATATTCAATTCACTCCAAATTTGAACAACAAAAGACCAGAAGCTAATACTAAAATCACAAGCAATTTACTTTTGGGCGCAACTGCAATATGGACTGGCAGCTCATATCAAGAAGCCAGAACTTCATTTTTTAATAGAAAAGACAATGACAGCAACAAAACCAATGCTCAAGCTGCTGGATTAAAACCAAGAAGATTTGATGAATTGACCGACAATAATTATAAATCTAATTTATACGCATGGTGGGATATGGACATCACTGGCTCTAGTGCGTATTCGACTGCCGCATCAAATAATTCATCTAAAATTATTTATTTGAGTGGTCAGTATCAATCAAGCATAGATTATAGCGAAACTACAACTTATTTAACAGCAAGCGAAAATCCTCAAAGCATTGATAAGTATTTGCCTTTTGGCGGATTTCCTGGAACAGACAGATATGGAAGATAATATTTCAACAAAATCAATCAATCAAATTAAAGACTTTATCATTAATCATTCTTTGGGAAATTTTCATGGAGAAATTTGTGGATTTATTGGATATGATGAAAAAAATGAAGAATTTGTTGCCAGTTTAGAAAAAAATGAATCGCCAGATCCAAAATCTTTTTTCTTGATTAGTCCTGTCAATTATTTGAAATTTAAAAATCAATATTCTATGCTTTCTATTTTTCATAGTCACATTGTAGGCGATGAAAATCCATCTGATTTTGATATTAAAATGTCAGAATCTTGCTGTTTATCGTTTACTATTTTTTCTTTAAATTCTAAAAAATTTCATATTTATGAGCCTAAAAATAAAGATTACAATGTAAACATACTTCAAAAGGTAAAGGACAAAATTTTATGACATTAATTAATTTACATGGTATTCTCGCTTATGAATTTAAACCATCAATTTTTATGGCCATCAATAAACCAAAAGAGGTTGTTGATGCTATAACTTCAAGATTTTATCTTTTTCGAAAAAGAATAAATGATTTAGCAGAACAAGGAATTCATTACAGCATGATTATTGATGGTGAAAAAATACAGCATCTAGATCAACTGCATATAAATAAAAAACCAAATAAAATTGATTTAATACCTACTATTTGTGGCAGCGGACCAGCTATTTTTGCAGTTGGAGCGTTGTTGGCTGGAGGAGCAAGCACTACTGCTGGAGCTGCAATATTAGGTTCAGCAGCATCAGCGCAATTTGCAGTATCTGCTGGACTTATGATAGCAAGTATTGGATTGCAAATGATGCTCGCGCCCAAACCTGAAATGCAACGCCCAGAATCGACTGTGAGCGGCGCAAAACAATCTTTCTTGATTTCATCCAAAGCTAACCTTACAGAGCAGGGAAGCCCCGTTCCAGTAGGTTATGGAAGGCTGAGAGTAGGATCTTCTGTTATTCAATCTACAATCAAATCATACCCACAAACTTATGATGTCACTGCATCTTTAACCAGTGATGATGACAACGGTGGAAGTGCTATCGTTACAAAAACAAAAGGACAATGAAACATCTTATAAATAAAAAATCTTTGCAGGGTGGCGGTAAAAATAAACCAGATCCAAAACCTGCTATTTTAAGACCTCCAGAAATATCTAATTTTGAAGTTTTAAATTCATACAGCGTGGCTGAAATTGTTGATTTGATTTCTGATGGCCCAATTCAAGGACTCGTCAACCAAAATGGGCAATCTTTAAAAAATGGCTTGAGCATTCTGCAAGGTGTTTATTTAGATAATACTCCAATCGAAGTTACTAATCCAAAAGCAGCCGCTTTAAAAAATGATAATTTAATATACTCTATCGGAATACAAGATACTGGATTGAATAGTTTTGGCAATATTTATTATCAAAGTGGCAAATATAACACTTATTCTCATAAAGGCGATAGTAATATTCCAGGAGAATCAAATATTAAAGTCGATGAATCTCGATTATTTATGAGTCGTGTGTTCTATAATGGAAAAGAGCGTTCTGTATATTCTCCAATTAATGACGGCGGTGTTGAAACAAGCAGCGCAAACTGGATTTGGAATGGCAAAAAAAATGATGATACCAAAGCTAGATATTTTTCAAATACAAGTGGCTCAATTGAAATTCATTATCAAAACAACTCTCTTTTTTCTAGCGGAACTATTTTAAATTCAGTCAAATCAGATATTAACAACAAAATAAAAAATGCTATTGGTTTGCAACTCGAATTATTTCAAAAAGCTAAAACCACATTAGATTCATTTGAAAAAAATCAAAAAAATGATAAAGCATTTAAATGGGACGAAGATGGAGAAGCGGTAATTGTTTTAAAAATTGGTGCTTCTAATAATCTGGTTCAAACATCATTAATTGGCGAAAAAGTTTTAGCTTCTGTTCCAAATGATCCAAAGCAACTTATTGATATGTTTTTTACTCTTGGCGATTTTGGAGACTCGTTTCAATCAAGCGATATTATTGACGTTTTGATACCAATTGTAAATAATAGTTCTTATTTAAATGGTAAATTGTTTGGCTGTCTTATTTTTAAGATATCCACATCTGTCAAAAAATACAAATTTGAGCAAACTGGCTACAGAGCGCAAGGAGGAATTGTCGGAGAACATAATCGAGTTTATTTTAATAATATTATACCTTTTTCAAATAAATCTATCAAATTGAGTTTATATAAAGGAAAAGAACCTAAAAACTTTTCGAAAGCAGCTCAATATAATTTTTTAAATGTTTCTTGTGAGTTTAAAAATGGTCAAGAATATCAAGAACCTTTGAGGCATTTTAAGAATATTTATGTTGATTATGATTACAATAGCGAATTGTTTGGCCCATTTAGAGCTGGATATGGCGTCCAAAGAATTGAAAATTTAAAAAAAGGGCCTGATAATCCAAATTTAAATATTACATTAGAAGATGCGATTAAAAAAGAATTAGAAGGCTCTGAGGATAAACGTAATCAAAGCCGTGTTGATCAAGCTGAAAATTATTCAGATTGGAATGCTGTTAATAATCCAGATGAAGATGCGGCAACCATAACACATACAATTGAAAATCCAAATGTGAATTTAATCTATTTTACACTAGGCATCACATCATTAAGTGATACTGTAGAAGTTGATTATGCAAAAAGCCAATTCAAAACTGATGAAAAAGTTTCAGCAGGATCTAAAATACCTTCTATTGTAAACATTAAAGTAGAAACTGGTAAAATTACCAATGGAGAAATAGGTAAAACATCCAAGCAAATTAAAATATTTTCTATTTTAGCATTGGTTGAAGGGCAAATGTTGATAGATTTTGGATCTCCAGATTTAAATAACAAAAAAATAGAAAAATCTGTTAAACAATTTTTATCTAATAATGAAAAACAGCCTGAAAAAATACGTTTTGAATTGCCGCCTTTAGAAACCTACGAAGATTCTACATCTACAAAAAGATATCTTAAAGTTACAAAATTATCCGCCGAAACAAATTCTACTTTAATTAATAAAAATATATTTTTAAGCAAGGTCACTGAAATCATAGAAAATAAATTATCTTATCCATTTTCTTCTATTGCTGGAATTAAACTGGACGCAAGATCATTTTCTTCTGTTCCAGAAAGAAGTTATGATTGCCGACTCAAAACAGTAAAAATTCCCAATAATTATACTCCATTAAAATATGATGGAACAGATCAAAGATACATAAAAAAATCTAAAAATTATAATAATAACAATCAAGTCTATGTTGGTGATTGGGACGGAGATTTTGTAAATGGATGGACTGATAATCCAGCGTGGATTATTTATGATTTATTGACCAGCAAAAGATACGGACTTGGATCTTACATTGATGAGTCTCAAATTAATAAATGGGAACTTTATAAAATTGCCCGTTTCTGCGATGCGGTTGATGATGATGGATTTTTTATCGGTGTGTCGGATGGCGTGGGCGGTCTTGAGCCTAGATATTCTTGCAATGTTGTTTTTAAAGAACAAACAAAAATATTTGATGCAATTAATATCGTAGCTAATTTATTTAGAGGAGTCGTTTTCTTTAGCAATTCTGAAATTCACTTTTTAGATGATAGACCAAGATTGCCAATTGCGATGTTTACAAATTCGAATGTCAAAGACGGTATGTTCAATTATACAAACACCAGAAGAGACCAACAATATAACACTGTGGAAGTTTCTTATTTAGACAGATTCGATAACTATCAAAGCAAAATAGAATACGTTCAAGACGAAGCTGATATTAGAAAAAGAGGAGTATTTAAAACATCAATTAATACTTTGGGAGTAACTTCTAGGGCAATGGCTCGACGTATTGGACAACACGCTATTTATCAAACTATTAAAGAAAATCAAACTGTTGAATTCAATGCTGGATTAGAATCTTTATTGTGCAGACCTGGAGATTTGGTGGTCGTTGAGGACGAAATGAAAACAAGATCATCGAATTTTGGCAGAATTTTAGAAATAGATGTTAATTCAAAATCTTTGACTTTGGATAATGCTTTTGTTAGCGGATCAATGAATAACACCATCACTGTTTATACCCCAACTGGATATTTGACAAACAATGATCTTTATAATTTATCTTCAATAAATAGAAGCAGAGTAGAATCTTTTACTGTTTCGCGCAATTTATTAGCACCACAAGATTCTATTCTCACTGGCGACTATTATTTTTCTGGTTATACCACTGGTTTTGCTAGAAATAATATTTATAAATTAAATGAACAATATCCAGTTTATACAGGTTTAGCAAATTCGGGTCATTCTTTATATTGTTATTACAGCACTGGTGCAACTGGATTTGTTTTTTCTACTGGCAAAGCATTTCAAAATAATAATGTATATGATAAAGTCATAACTAATACTGGTGTATTAAATATGTTTGATATTCAATCAAATAGCAGCCAAAATCAAATAACTTTAGATTACAAAGCTTTTAGATACGATTCTGCTTTATCAAATAAAAGAGGAGCTGTAACAGGCGAAATTTCAGGAGCTTTAAATTTTAATCAATCAGAAGCTTATAATGGAGTTTTAACATCTGAAATAGAAGGTTCTAATCACGCACAAATTACTAAATTCAATCTTACTGGATATGATAATGCGGATTATGGATCTAAAGTATATATTGACAATAATGATATTAACGCGAATTTAATTTCTGTTTTGTCGTTGGGAAGTCCATATAGATTGGAACGCAAAAATTCTTCAGATCAAATTTATAAAATTATTTCAATCAGAGAACAAAGCCAAAATGAATACTCTATTGTTGCGACAAAATATAATACTGGTAAATTTGTCGAAATTGAGCAATTCACTGCCGAAGATTTTGGAGCTGATACATATTACAATGGCCCAATTACCATTAATAATATTGATGTAAATCAAATTGCCACTCCGATAATCAACACTTTCTCTGCAATAAATCAAACTCCATCTAGTTTTGGATTGAGCGGATCTTGGAGCAATGCAGTTGGAACAACTGGAACAAAAGTCGAAATTTATAATTTGATTTCTAATGAATATTATGTCAATTCAATTAGCAGTAGTTTTTATAATTTGACTGGATTATCTACTTTGGGTCAGTGGAAATTAAGAATTACAAGTTTGGGAAACAACTCTTCTTCATTAAACTCCCCGTCAATTGAAACTGGAGTATTTGTAGCTTACTCTTCAATTACATTACTAGCAAAACCAGCAATTACTCAATTTACTCTTTTATAACTTATGTATGAATTTGAAACATTTTTCGATGTCAACACTGGAGATTTAACTAAAGCATTTAGCGGCAGCGGTGTTCATCTAAATCGTGACGTTACATTTTCTTTTGGATTGATAGATCAGCAAGCTAATTCAGTTAATAGTGATCAGCAATTAATAGCTAATCCATTAATCAATACAATAGCTTTTGATATTTTAAATTCAGACGGCTCTGTTGCGGTTCCTAATTACTTATCAGGCGGAACAGCTCGCTCCATTACAATTTTGGAATCAGAGAATCAAAGTATTTTTGGTAAATATATCAAAGATTTTGGTGTTAGATTGACAGTATCTAATTATCTTGATAATGAAAAATTTACTGGCATATTTCAGGCTTATGGCAACGTTCCTAATATCACAGGTTTTACTGTTACCGATGGAACTCTTGATTATTACAGTGATTTGGGCCAATCATTTGACGAAATATTGGTGTCAGTTCAAATAGCGAACGATTTAAAATATATTGCATTTGATAGATATGATATATATGCATCAACTGATGATGATATTGTTTTATATGATGATCCAGCTATACCTGTAAGAAACAATGAAAACTTTTTATACTCAGAAAAGATTCATAATTTAAATAATATTTTTAATATTAGTATTAAACCAGTAGGATTGGACTATAATATACCTTATTATTTTAAAGTTGTGCCATACTCTAATTTAGGATCTGGCAATGCAATTTCTTTTGGCCCAAAAATATTTTCAAAACAGGGCGTATCGGCAACGTCCATTATTGTTTCGAGTAATGAGTTCGAATTATTTGATGGCACAGAATCTATGAATTTGGGATACTCTACAGGATATA